AAACGATTAGATAAATCGGATAAGAAAGATGATAAAGGCTCTTTTAAAGATGCATTATTTTCAACAGCAAAAAAGAGTAATGATGCCGCAAGAGAAAAGTTTATCGATGATAAGAGAGTGGCTTCTCAAAAAGTATTAGCTAATTTAATAGATTCTTCTGGAAATATAAACTTACTAAGTGAACCAGGAGCAGGTGGTAAGCCCGTTAAAGTTAATGGAAAAGCCGCACAAAAGATTTTAGATAAAATATTTAAAGGAGAAAAATTATCAGCAGAAGAGGCTCAAAATTTCAATAAGGTTGGTAAACTTGTTACGAATATGGAGAGTGGTACTACTAAAATATATTTTGCTAAAAAATTCGTAGGTAGACATCCACAGCAAGGATATGATAGTATAATGATTGCTGAAAAGAATGTACCAATGGCTGATACTGTTAAAGATTTCGCATTAGCAAATAAATTAAATGTTGGAAAATCATCGGAGGGAGCAGTTGGAAAAAAAGTATTTACTCCAACTAAAGTGGCTCAATCTATAAATCCTAATGAACCAACTACCATTGTTAATATAGCTAAAACAAAAAAAGGGGTAAAAATAGGTGATATAGAGTTAACGTATAAAGCTATACCAAACGAAAAAGCATTAAGAGATTCGTATATTAAAGCTGGTATGAGCCCTGAAAAAGCAGCTCAACAGGCACTAAAAACATTATATCAAACTGAAGCATATAATGAACGAATAAATGATGTAGCAGATGCAGCATCAAAATCTACTCCTGCTGGAAAAATACCTATGACTAATTTTGGAGATGTTGCAACCCCAAAAGGTAGAAGAAAAACCATAAATACCATTATAGAAGGTAGTGTTAGAATGTTTGAGCAGGAATTAAATAAATATGCTGAAACTTTTGGTAAAGGTAATTTATTAGAAAAACCAGAAAATAAAAAAATATTCGATTCTTTAAATAAATTGAAAGAATTCAATTCTAAATATGATTTACAAACTAATCCAACAGCTAGAGAAGAATATAAAAAAGAATTAGATAGTTTATTGATGAATATGGCTAATTCAACAGACTTTCAAGATGCCGTAGCTGATTACGCTGAAATGAAAGCAGGATTACAATTTTTAGCAGAAGGTAAGCAGGTATATTTCCCAGCATCTGAAAATTTTCAAACCGCAGATATTATTGTATTACCTGATGAATTTAGTATAAAGCCAAAAAAGGGACAAACGCTTGAACAAGCTATTGCTGAAAATTTACAATTATATGAAGTTAGTGTAACATACGTTGGCGGATTGAGTGTTAAATATAAAGGTGGTGGTGGGTCTGCCAACTATAATAAAATTTTACAAACAAATTATAAAAATAAAGAAACTCAAAAAAGATTATTAGGTATTCAATCTATATACGGGTTGGTATATCCTAAAAATAAAAATGAGCAATTAAATATTCCAAATAGTTCAATAACTAAAACTAAAAGTGAATTAAACGATTTTATGAACTGGGCTATAAAAGCCGGTATTATGACTAAAGAGGAAGCTAAGCAATTAAATGTAGTTGGAACTAAAAAAGGAGATGCTATATTGGGTAAAGCATTGAAAGATGTTGCGAGGTGTAAAGGCTCTAATCGTAAAAACTTTGAAGAAGCTGTTAGAATGCACCACATAATGCAGCAAATGACAGCATTTGTTAATAACAGAGATGTAAAATACACCAGATATTCAAACTTTAATGAAGAAGTTTACCAAGATAAAAATGGTGTTTCTGTAAGAGTTATTGATGATATCGCAGATGGTGTAAGTAAACCTTGTTATATGAATCCTCACCACAATCCAGGATTTAGTACAACAGAAGATGAAACAACAGGTTGTGTTACCGGAACTCCTACAAATCAAAATCCATCACACATTGAATCATCACTTCCTAAAAACTTATTAAAGGCTTAATAAAACCCAAAAATGAATACACAACTTTTATGTTTGTTTACATATAGAGCAGAATTGGATATATCATTACAATTTGTAATACAAAGTTATGTCTTAATAAATCCGAATATCTTTATATTAGAAAATAGATTAAAGGAGGATGATTTATTTATTACATTTAATGTGGAGAAAGGTTCATCTCCAATCGATTCTCAATGGAAAACTATTTTAGTTCATAGAAAAAAGCAATCAAATACCATCTATACAATTAACGCCTTAAATGAAGTTATTAAATCTAAGACAGGTGGACAATTGGATAATTCATATCAATTAGATTGGGAAGATTATAGAAATTCTATAATTACCACATCGAACTACGGCTACAAAAAAATCCCTACAAAAGTTTTCAAAAGTTTAAATCTATCTGATTTTAAATAATAATACTTTTTAATTTGGAAATTCCGAATTAATTTATTATATTTGTTCTAATATAAAATAGAAACAAATAAAAATTAATCATGTCGGAAATCAAAGAACAAACTGCAATCGAATATTGCGAAGAAACCTATCCACAAACGTGCGAAGAATTCAAAAACATCTTAGATGAGATGTACACTACATTTTGCAAAAAGCAAAGAAACTATGGAACTGGAAATATTTCCGTAGGAACGGCACTCCAAACCAAGGAAGATATCAAATTATCATTAAGTGGGCTATGGTTCAGAAAGAATGATAAGATTCAACGATTGAAACAATTGGTAGTATTAGGTGCGCCGGATGAAGTGGGGGAATCAATCGAAGATACCTATCAAGACCTCGCAGTTTATTCAGTTATCTCTCAATTGGTGACTCGAAATAAATGGGCAAAATAATTTGGAAAATTAAAAAAATAGTTGTACATTTGATACAACAAAAGATAAAAAGGTTATATTTAGATATAGGTAATATCGATATACACCTAAACTTTAAAAACAATTATTAACTTTAAAACAAAAGAAAAATGGACATTTCATTAGCCTTGAAACGATTTAATTCGTTACAAAACACTTCCAAAAAATCAGATTCACTTTGGAAGCCAACACCGGGAAAACATCAAATTAGATTAGTTCCCTACAAGTTCAACAAAGACATCCCGTTTATTGAACTTTACTTTCACTACAACATTAATAACAAAACTTATCTATCTCCAATTTCGTTTGGTAGACCTGACCCTATTGTTGAGTTTGCAGAAAAACTTAAACGTACAGGCGATACCGATGATTGGAAAGCAGGTAAGAAAATGGAGCCAAAGTTAAGAACTTTTGCACCTGTTATTGTAAGAGGTAAAGAAAACGAAGGTGTTAAATTTTGGGGATTTGGTAAGACCGTTTACCAGGATATCTTAGGTTACATCGCTGACCCGGATTACGGAGATATCACAAACCCATTGAATGGTAGAGATATCGTATTGGAAATTGTTGCAGCTGAAGAATCAGGTACATCATATCCAACGACTACAATCCGTGTTAAGCCAGCTCAAACAAAGGTAGCTGATTCGCCGGAAGCAATTCAAACTATTTTGGAAAATCAAAAAGATATTACCGAAGTATATTCAGAATTATCTTATTCAGAATTAAAAGGTGTATTAGAAACTTGGTTAAACCCATCAGCAGTAGCATCTACTGATAGTGATAGTGTAGTTGAAGAATTAGAAGCTCCTAAACAAGCTCCTAAAGTAAAACCACAACCATCGGTAGATTTAGGTGGAACATCTGATATTAGTGGAGATTTGCCTTGGGAAACTGAAGCACCTGCCGCACCAAAAGCAGCAGCACCAAAAGATGATGTAGCATCGGCATTCGATGATTTATTCAACAACTAATTAAAAAAGTTACAATGGCCAAAAGAGAAGAAGACTTAGCGAGCATACTCGCTGACACTCTCAACAAACAAAATAAGGATGGTAAGATTGCCTATTTCTTAGATGACGATAGTACGGATGCACCTACTAACGTTAAAGATTGGTTATCTACGGGTAACGCAATGTTAGATGTGGCAATTTCAAATCGTCCTTATGGCGGTTTGCCGGTTGGTCGTATTAGTGAGATTACGGGTTTAGAGCAGAGTGGAAAATCTCTGCTCTCCGCCCATCTCTTAGCAGAAACCCAAAAGAAGGGTGGTGTTGCAGTACTAATAGATACGGAAACCGCAGTAAGTAGAGAATTTTTAGAAGCAATCGGAGTAGATATCTCAAAACTACTTTACGTTTCAGTTGATACTGTTGAAGGTATTTTCGAAGCATGTGAAACAATTATTGAGAAAGTAAGAACGGGTGATAAAGATAGATTAGTTACAATCGTAGTCGATTCAGTAGCAGCAGCATCTTCTAAGAAAGAGATGGAAGCTGATTATGATAAAGATGGTTACGCAACTGATAAAGCTATTATCATTTCCAAAGCAATGAGAAAGATTACCAATATGATTGGTAGACAATCAATCGCTTTAGTATTCACAAATCAGTTAAGACAGAAAATGAACGCAATGTTTGGTGACCCTTGGACAACATCGGGTGGTAAAGCATTGGCATTTCATAGTTCAGTTAGATTGAGATTGAAGAGTATGGGGCAATTAAAAGTTGGTGATAGAATCGTTGGTATCAAAGTTCGTACGCAAGTTATTAAAAATAGAATGGGGCCACCATTAAGGTGTGCAGATTTTGATATCTTCTTTGATAGAGGTATCGACAACTACGGAGGTTGGTTAGCAGTTATGAAAGATGCTAAAATCTTAAAGCAAGCAGGAGCTTGGTATGAATACATTGATATTGATACAGGCGAAATTAGTAAATTCCAATCTAAAGACTTCACTAAGATGTTAGAGAACGAAGAACTAAAAGACCAAATCTATCGTAGGATTTGTGAGGCAACCATTTTACAATACAAAACAAATTCGGCAACGGATGAAGTTGAATCAACAACGGACGGAGCAAATGAGTCAGATTAATAAAAAGTATTTAGATATACTAAAACAAATAGATGAAGAACATAAGGGTTTTGGAGATTTACAACGTAACTCCAAAACTTTGGTTATTGATGGTCTTAATACCTTCATTCGTTCTTGGTCAACCGCTCCGAATCTTAATGATAACGGAGACCACATTGGAGGAATAGTCGGTACTTTAAAAAGTATCGGCTACGCCATCCGATTAATTAACCCTACACGAGTAGTCGTAGTTTTTGATGGTAAGGGGGGTTCAAACAGCAGAAAAGAAATATACGCAGGATACAAATCCGAAAGAGGTAAGAACAAAATCAAAATGAGATTGAATCGTGCCGCTTCAGTTGAAATGAATCCTGAAGAAGAAAGTGCATCTATGAAACGTCAAATGACGGGATTAGGAGAACTTCTATCCGCTCTACCCGTAACCATTATGATTTATGATGGAATCGAAGCTGATGATGTAATGGCTTATATAGCTACTACATTAAAGAAAGAAAATGAGAAAGTAGTAATAATGAGTTCGGATAAAGATTTTCTTCAATTAGTGAATAAAGATGTTAGTGCATATTCACCATCTAAGAAGAAGATTTACACAATCGATGAAGTAAAAGAAGAATACGGATTTCATCCTCACAATTTTATTAATTTCAGAATGATTGATGGCGATAAATCCGATAATGTAGAAGGTATTACGGGTTTGGGTGCAAAAACAATTATCAAAGCATTTCCAATACTAACTGAAGAAAATGTGCATACTATCGAATCTATGTTAGAGTATATTGAAACTCTACCAAAGAAAATAAAAGCACACGAATTATTTCAAAACAATTTGGAAATCTTAAAAAGAAATCGTAAATTGATGCAGTTATCCGAACCAGACTTTAGTGGCAATCTTCGTTTAAAAATAATGGATAGGTTCAATGAATCAACTCCAAAGTTTGATAAACATTCATTTCTAAAGTTAGGGATAAAGAATCGTATGTTAGATGCGTTTCCAAATGTAAACGATTGGTTACAATCAACATTTTCACATATTAGTAAATTTTAAAAAATAAGTTATGGCAGACAAAGTAGCACAACCAATTGGAGATAGAGTTCTCCTAAAAGAATCAGAACAACAAAGTGATAGAACCGCAGGTGGAATTATTATTCCAGACAGCGCTAAATTAGAAGATGTTAAAAGAGCAGAGGTTATCAAAGTAGGACCTGGCATTTACACACAAAATGGAACATTGATTCCAATGAGTGTAAAGGAAGGCGATGAAGTGATTTTACCACCATACCATCAGGGTACTGAAGTAAAAATCAATGGAGAAAAATATACCTTATTAAGAGAATCAGAAATCTTAATGGTATTAAAATAATTTTTAAATTAAAACATGGACAAACCGTATGAAGTGTATTAAAGTAGTAAGAGAAACAAAAGACAATAAAATTGGTACAATTCGTAGAGTAGCAGATTTAGAAGCGGATACCAAAGTAAGTAGTAAAGTATGGGCGTTCTGCCCAAAATCGGAGTGGAAATTAGCAACTCGAAAACCAAAGAGTGTGCAAGTTAGTGACCAAGTTACTGACCAAATAGAGGAATTATCAATCGAAGAGAAAAAATTAGCAAGAAAGAAAACTAAGAAATAATGGAAGCAATAGATACACTAGTCAAATATGGCCAATCGTATCAATCTAAAGTTGTTGCTTCTCTTATATCAGATGTAAAGTTCTTAGAACAGGTAACTGAAATAACCAAACCAGCTTTTTTTGAATCACAAGCCAACCAATGGATTATCGAAGAAGTACAACGCTACTTCGATGAATACCGAACAGTTCCTACAATGGAAGTGTTTAAAATCAAAGTAGGTGTTGTTGATGATAAAGCATTAAAGCAAACTGTAATTGAACAATTAAAAAATGTTTATTTACAAATAGGTTCGGAAGATTTACCATATGTTAAAAAAGAATATCTTACATTTGCTAAGAATCAAAAAGTAAAAGATGCCCTTCTAAAATCGGTAGATTTACTCAAAGCAGGTAACTACGATAAGATTATAGATACAATGATGGCAGCATCCAAAGTTGGTGTAGAAAACGACTTAGGGATGGATTACATTGATAATTTTGAATCGATTATGGAAGATGTCAAACGTTTTTCAGTATCAACAGGATGGGATGTAATTGATGAATTAACGGATGGAGGATTAGGACCAGGCGAATTAGGAGTTGTAATGGCTCCATCGGGTATTGGTAAAAGTTGGTTCTTATCTAAAATAGCATGTTCGGCAGTTCAGCAGGGTATGAATGTTTTACATTATACTTTGGAATTATCTGAAAGTTATGTAGGACAGAGATATACAACAATTCTCACCGGCATCCAAACATCGGAACATAAAGAACGTAAAGATGAAATCATTCGTAAGATTAAGAATACACCAGGTAGAGTTCGTATTAAGTATTATCCACCACAAATTGCATCAGCTAAAACACTTTCAGCTCATATTGAAAAATTAAGAGCAAGTGGATTTAATCCAAATTTAATCATTATTGATTACGCTGATTTATTAAAAAGTGGAAATAGTAATAGAGATGGATTATATGCAGAATTAGGTGGAATCTATGAAGAATTGAGAGGTTTAAGTGGTGAACAACAAATTCCTATTTGGACAGCAACTCAAACTAATAGAGCAGCTATCGACCACGAAATTATTGGAGCTGATTCAGTTGGTGATTCTTATAAGAAAGTACAAACTGCCGATTTCATTATGAGTGTGAGTAGAAAGACAAAAGATAAGTTATCAAACACAGGCCGTATTCACATCGTTAAGAATCGATTTGGACCTGATGGGATGACTTTCCCTGCAAAAATTGATACATTCCACGGAATAATGGATATATTTGCAGCTAACTCCGCTGATGGTGTAATTGCTACAAAAGATTCTAAAAATGGAGAGAATTTAGAAAAGAAATTATTACACAAAAAGTATGTAGAGAATATGGGATAAGTGACAAAAAGTCATATAAAGTTTTCTAAAGAAAAGAGAAAATTTTAATTACTGATGAATAGTTATACCTACAACTCTAATAAAAATTTATATAGAATGAGCAAATTATTTACTGATAGAATCGCCTATAAACCATTTGAATTTCCAGACTACTACAATGAAGGTTGGTTAAAACAAATGCAGGCATTTTGGTTACATACTGAAATCCCAATGCAGGGTGATGTGAAGGATTGGAATGAGAATTTAACAAAAGAAGAAAAACATTTAGTTGGAAATATTCTTTTAGGTTTTGCTCAAACGGAATGTGCTGTATCGGACTATTGGACTGGTATGGTTACAAAATGGTTTCCAAAGCATGAGATTAGA